CTCGATGTGTCCTCTTCGCTCATCATTTGACGCATCGCGCCATCGTATTGGGTTGCCATTACTTCTTACCCTTCATAGGCTTGGACTTACCAGCCTCAGACAACGCAATCGCAATTGCTTGCTTAGGGTTGCGAACCTCTGGACCCTTCTTAGAACCGCTGTGCAACTTGCCAGCTTTGAACTCGCCCATTACCTTGCCAATCTTCTTGGCTGCTTTAGTCATCTTCATGGAATACCCCTTCAAAACAAATTGACAACCAGATTATGCAACCCGCGACAGGTTTCTACGCAACGGCTGCGACCACTTGCTTGATACTGCCGAGCCAAACATCCCAACGGTGGCGTCAGAAGCAAACGTCAGCACAAACGAGTCAGCCTTGTCAGGGGACTTCAAACCGCGCTTGCGAATGTCATCCTTGGATTCAATCTGCATCTTGCCGTTGCTTGTAAAGAAGTACCTGACAGTTGCTAGTTCAGCCACCAGCTCCTCATCAGCAGGAATCCTGCAATCCCTCGCCTCGAACCAAGCCTTAGCCTTGTACCAAAGCTCGGCACGCAGGTTCTTATATGTAGTCCCCATCGCAGGACTCTCAGACACATTGATGCCGCGAACAGGTAAACCCAACTCCCGCAATCGATCAACCACGCCAGCGCCCAAGCCAATCGAGTCCACCAAAATCTCATGTGGGCGCTGTGAAGGCGTCAAAGCCTCCCACTCAGCCACCACAGCACCAGTCAACTGCATCAAGTCCAAGTTCTTCCAGACCTTCGTTGGCTCTATTAGTGCATTGCCCTGACGCTTACTCAAAGCTGACCTGTCACCACCAAACCGCGCAACGTCCAAACCCCAGATCAGCTTCGCGTAAGGAGAAGTCTCAACCTCTCGGTGCTTGGCAAGTTCCAGCAGCTCCATCGGGATGATCGTGTCATCGTCACTTCTCGGAAACTCGCCAAGTACCCGAATCCTGTAAGCGTTGGACTCCTCGCCATAACGAGCCTTCATCTCCTCGATGTAAGCCTCCGACACACGAGGAGAGTCCACGCAGGACACCTTCATCGTCACCCAGTCATTAGCCAAACGGTTCTGCGTGTCGTAGAAAAAGCCTGAGCTTCGTACTGGGTTGCCAAGCAATAGAGTCACAGCGTTATGCCCTGACATAGAACCAGCCGCAGCCTCGAACACCTGCTCAGGAATACCAGACGCCTCATCAGCCACCAGCATCACGTTGTCCGAGTGCACACCCTGCAAGGCTTCAGGCTGCTCAGCTCTACTCGTCCTTGCTGACACAAACGCCTCAGTCGCTGCCTCCTTGACCTCAATCCTGTCTTGCTTAACCTCCAGCATGTCCCGTAACGTTGGTGGAAGCTCCTTCACCCATCTTTTAAGTTCCGCGAACAGCGCGTCATACAACTGGCTGGAGGTTGGAGCCGTGACCACAACCTTGACGGGGTAACGTAAAAGTAAATACCAAATGATTGCCCATGACGCGCCAGTCGATTTGCCTACACCGTGACCAGACCTGACAGAGATTCTTCGCTTTCCACTAGCGATGTGATTGAGCATCTGCTCCTGCCAAGGGTCAGGTGTGGTGTTCAAGACCTCCTTGACAAACAGGACAGGATGATTCTTGTAGCGCGTCACAAACTGCACAAACGGGTTTGCCGCTAATGAATCCAGCTTCTTCTGATGCGCCTTGTCTACGCGCTCCTGCACATCAGGATGTAATTTGATTTTCTTGTCAGTTGATTCTGTTGTCATGCTGGCATTGTGCCATTAAGAAAGGTTGTTGGTGATGACTGCCACGGTGCGCAATCCCCGTGCTTTTGTTTTAACTAGCGCATATACAGTCAACTACCAACACGGCTGAGGACTGAGGTCAGCGGCAACTGAAGGCTGCGTTGTCATGCGGCTGAATAAACAACCTTTATCCAACAATCCCCATGCGTGTTAGCGCATAACATGAATCATAAATTACTTCTCAAGTCCTAGCAACAACGCCATTCTCAGGCAGTCCGTGAATGATAAATTTTTCATAAATTTTTTTTAGGGGTGCTGCGATTCGTGGTGGGGGGTACGGTGGGGGGGACACCACATCAAGTGCAAGGTGCAAGGTGCGCTTTGTCCTTTGGACTAGGGCGCGTGTTTCTGGGGCTGTCATTGTCAAGCCGCCCCCGCCAGCCAGATCGAAGGGGGGGGGTCGAGCGCAGAAATGAATACCGAAGCACTCACCGATTTGATACAACATTCATTATGTAAAGTTTCATCGTGGTTATCAACAGCTTATACATGATTTTCGTAGCGTATACGCAACACTTGCCATGCGTCTGTGGATAACCTGAACAACTTAGCTCTTCTGATCTGTGGATACTTCCTCGATGACCTCGATGTGACGCAACGCATCGAGCCTCATGCCAGACAAGTTGACCTGCACGCTTGGCATCTTGTTCTGCGCGTACGCAGCAGGGTTCCAGCGCTCTGCTACCCATTGGCGCGTTGTGACGCGCAGACGCGCCTTGTTGACCTCCTCAATGTCCGTCTGGTCAGCGATCTCGATGGTCTCCGCGACCAGATGGTCAGCCGCTTTCGCACGCGCGCGCATAAGGAAACCCTCCTGTTCTGGGGAATCCAGCCACACTTGAAGCGCCTTTTTGCCGATGCCGAGCTTGTAGCAGATCGCGGTTTCACTAAGCCCTGCCTCGAATAATCCCTGAATCTGCTCCTTCGGAATCGTCTCAAGCAACGCCAAATCTTCTCTTTTCTTTTTCTGTCCAGCCATTTATACGCCCTCCAAGCGATTTTTATACATTCATGCTACCTCGGTATTCCCAACGCATTAAAACGCCTCCAGCGTCCGATTAGACGCCTTCTTGCCCATTTTAGAAGTGTCAAACACCTTCTTCATGTCCGAGCCTTCCAATTCATCAGATTTCATGTCATCGATGCCAGTAATCCCGCCATCAGGAAAAGGTGTCGGGTCTTTGTCGAGCTTGACCAGTTGAGCAGTTGGATGCAAGGCTTTGATTTTCATGGTTTCTTTGATGACTGGCGCGTCCATGATGACCTCAAGCTCTTGCATCGTCCAGATGTGGCGATTCAAGACATCAGGTCTGAACTGCTGGTACAGCTCGGCATCGTGCTGAGTCTCGACCACCACCATGACTGACCCGTCCTGCATTTGCAGCTCACATGCCTTGACCTCTGGCACACCGATCTTGTTTTCCTCAGCCCAAGCATTGAGCGCAGCGTAAGCCTTCATCATCCCGTTGACTGCTTTCTCGAACCTCATCTCGTCTCGCGCCTTCTGAGCCTCGAAGATTCTTTCGGACTGTTTCCAGAACTTGATGCGAAACTCCGAATCGACCAACTCGATGACTCGGTTAATACCCCACCGTTTCTCGTGGTTATTCTTCACGGTCTTCAGCTCCAGCAACTTCGACCGCATGACCAACTCAAACGGGTCTGACGGGAAACTCGGTTGCTCGATCTTTTTCAGCGCTTTGTTCAGTTTCTTTTGCATTTTTTACTTCCTTACAGTTTATTTACAAAATAGGTACTCGTAGACGGTCACATAGTCCGCTTATGGGTGCGTTCTATACAAACGCACCCCATATGCAGACTGTTTTGTCGGGTACATATGGAGTGACCATTTGTCCACACATGTAGACGAATCGTAGACCTTCATTTGATTGGAATGACCTTTCCAAAGTCACCATCTTTTTGTTCATGGTCTTCAAACACAGCCCAACACCAGTCACCATGAAGTTCTACTTTTTTGGCATTTGTGAGCTGCGTCTTGACCCTCCAAAACAGCTTTTTGAACACTTCAGCATCGGTGTCGTTGCCTGTGCAAGCCTTAAATTCATCCCTCCATTGCTTAATTTTTATGCACTTATTTCGCTTGCCATCGACCTGCTCCATCGCGCCAAATTTCTTAATTGCTTGATGCAAAGCCTTCAAAGCGAGCTGATTGTTGTGTCCTAAGCCAGCCCTGTTTGGTGGCATTGACTTCGATCTTTGTTGGTTTACGTCCATCTCGCCATCGAGCTCCAACGCCAGACTGCTCACCTCTTCAAAGCCCAACGCTGACGTCCCAATGTCCACCGTGACCATTTGGAAGCCCATGCGCTGCCCGTCTTCCCCGTCCTTTTGCTTGCTGATGTGCAGGATTCCTTTTGGCGCGTCCTCGATTCTTATGATCTCCAGCTCGGTGTCCACGGCTCCTAATAGGCTGCTGTGACCCCTAAGTCCTTTGGTCGCGTCCTTACCAGCGTGGTGGACAACGAGCAACGCGCATTCGTACCTGCCTTGCAGCGTGCCAGCGGCTGTGATGAAGGCTCCCATGTCCTCGCTTGCGTTCTCGTTGCCACCGCCAAAGGCTCTGGCTAATGTGTCGATGACGATGAGCTGGAACTGGATGCCTTGGACTGCTTGTATTTCGTCAATGGCTTGCACGAGGTCTTGAATGTCCTGCTGGCTTGATCTCAGGTTGACCTGCTTTCTCAGGAAATAGATTTGTGCTCCTTGTGGCGTGTTGTGGTGCAGCTTTAGGGCTTTGATACGCGCCCCGATACCGCCATGACCTTCACCTGCGATGTATAGGACTGCACCTTGGCTCTTCACTTCCTTGCCTAAGAATGGTCTGGTCGTGGCGATGCACTCCGCAATGTCCAGCGCGACAAAGGATTTGAATGACGCTGGTGGAGCGTATAAAGCGACAAACGCTTTCTTAGGGATAACGCCTTCAATAAGCCAATCAACAGGCTCGTCCTTGATGTCATCCCACGCTTCGATGATGAAGCCTTTGCGTTGTGGCTGGATTTCCTCTTGCGTGTCAGGCTCTGTTGTATTTTGCTCTGCGTCCCTAAAGCGTTCAGGAATGGTTATCTCATCTTCATGTGTGACTTTTACAGCGTACTGCTTCACTAGGTCTGTGAGTTTGTTCTTCGTGCCTTGGTAGTTGTGGACGTACTCATAGGCGTCTTCCTTTGGTTGCAGCTCAAGGTCTAGGGTTCGGATTGACTTGGCAATGGTTTTGATTGCTTTGGTGGCTTTTTTCGCGTACTCCCAACCAACCTTGTCGCAATCAGGCACGATGACCACGTTCAGGTTCACGAAGTATTGGATTGCGTCCTCTGGAAAGCTGCCAGCTCCTGCGTGCGTGGTTGTTGCTGTCATGCCTATGCTGTTCAAGGCGTCTGCTGCCTTCTCGCCTTCGCAAAGGAAGACCACACGGTTTTGTTCCCTTGCGTCTTCCAGCGCTGGCAGGTTGTACGGCACGATGTTGGCTCCGAGCATCGTGGCGTGCCTTCTGCCTTGGTCATCTACCTTTAGGAGCTTGTACGTCTTGCCCTTGGCGTCCGAGGTTTTGTAGCGCTGCTTGATGAACTGTGTGACGCCATCCTCGTCGGTGTAGTGCCACTCCTGTTCCAAGACAGGTGCTTGCGGCAAAGGCTTGATGCTGGAGAGCAGTTCAGCTCGTGGCTCCAAGTCAGGCAGCAGCCCGTAGTCCCTGATTGCCTCAAAGACATCCTGCTGGTCGCACCCACCGTGGCACTTGAACAGCGGCTTACCGTCCTCACCGTCACTAATGCTCAGGCTTGGGTTCTTGTCCCCGTTGCCTTGCCCATGCGTGGGTAGTGGACAGCTCGCAAGCCAACCACCTCCTGTTTTCTTTGCGTTGCCTAGCGCTTTTGCTATTTGTTCGGCTTGCATTTAGTTTCTTTCTCAAATTCGTTTATCAATAGTTGCCATGCTGTTGCGGCACACAATGGGACTTGTCCATTACCAATGGCTTTAAGTCGGTCCACCCCAGAGTCCATCCCATCAACCATTCGACCCACGTTGGGTTCAATTTGCCACCAGAGACTGCTAGTGGCGAATCCTTGACTTGCATTGTCAAGCTGCCATAACCGTGTTTTCTGTCGTTCGGTCTTTTGCTGTTCATCCTGCGTCTGAAGTTCTCTGGAGACTCGTCCACCTCCACAACTCTCGGTGTCAACCATTTCGCTTGAATTTCTGGATTCGACAAACTGAAGTTCACTCCCCCCTTGGCTTTCCATGATTTGCTTGTCGGCTTGTCTCGGTAGTCCGTTGATTGAGGAGTTGGTAGCTTTTCCGACAATCCAAATTCTGTCTCTTTGGTGATTTGCGCCAATGTCGGCTGCTCCCATAACAGTCCACTTCGCGTCATACCCCATCGAGGAAAGATCACCAAGGACTCTTCCGAGTCCTCGATTAGCGAGCATTGGGCTGTTTTCCACGAAGACGAATCTTGGTCGTACCTCGCCAACCACCCTCGCCATGTGCTTCCACATTCCTGATCGCTCACCATCGAGTCCAGCACCCTTTCCTGCTGTGCTGATGTCTTGGCATGGAAACCCGCCAGATACAACGTCAACAATTCCTGCCCACGGCTTTCCGTCAAAGGTTTGAACGTCATCCCATATCGGGAAAGTTTCAAGAAGACCGTCATTTTGTCTGGCGAGCAATACGCTTGCTGGATATGGTTCCCATTCGACAGCGCAGACTGTGCGCCATCCGAGAAGTTTTCCCCCAAGTATTCCTCCACCAGCGCCTGCGAATAAAGCCAACTCATTCATGGCTCTCCTTTTCTTCTAATTCTTCAACACGCTGCTCCAATTCATAGACCCTTTGAGCCAATGCAATCAGCAACAGCGACCAAAATTCTTGTGTGTTTTCCATAGAGGAAAAAAAAGCGGGACAGCGTGATGCTGCCCCGCAATTTCCTTTGGTTACTGAGGTGGCGTCTCAGATTGCTCTTTGGTCACGAACTGATAAATCGCTTCCGCGATTTGCACAGCCTGTTCCAATGGTGTACCTTGCGGCACAGAGCGCAACGCGAGAGCGATTGCTTCAAAACGAATTTGCATCGTGTTCATTTATGTTTCTCCTTAAAACATTTCATCATCTTCAACAGCAGGAGCAGGAGCAGCCTTTGGAGCTGCTGGCTTCATGCCTTGAAACTCACCGCTAGGTGAGAAACCAGCTTCTTGCTCGGCATCCATGCCAGCGGGACGATCAACCCACGACACCACATTGAAGTTAGGGATGCGTGTTGAGCCTTTGCCGATCTTCTCCAGCTTGCTGCCTGTGTACTCAATCACGGGCAACTTGCCAGCGTTGGCTTCGCGTTGTTCTGCTGCTTGCTTGTAGAGAGCTTCTAAGCCCATGTTAGGACCAGTCCCGTTGGAAGACCATTCCACGGTTCCGAGTTCCTTGTTGTAGAACTTCACGCTGAATCCACGTTTGTGGTCTGGTGATGGTTGTGCACCTTTCTTGCCCAACGCTACGTCTGGTTGCCAATCACGCACACCTTCACCGAGGTGCAGCCAGCCTGTTTGCACATTGTCAATGTCAAACACGACCTTCTTGAGTTGGATTTCTTCTTTAGCGTTGTTGAGCCATGCGTTTGCAGATGGCATGAAGCGGATGTAGTTACCAGAGCCGCCAGAGGAGGAGAGATTAAGCATTTGAGCCTTTCGAGTTTAAGAATGTCACGAAGTGTGACGGGATGAGATTATTGACCAAGCCCCACAGCTCTTGCAAGCGTAAGTCCAGAAGATTCTTTCTTAGTGACGCCATCCAGCAACACTCTGTCTTCTTTAGACAACAGTTTGGACGCTTCTGCAGGACTAATGATTGAAGTTGTGTATATTAAAGATTGACTAATGCCGTGGGACTTTAGGAAGTCGGCTGCTGCCTCTTCGTCTGACCACTTGCGCGTTGCGCGTTTGGGTTGCATCTGCCAGCCTGTGATGACTGCACCGTCCTCGATCTTCTTTGTGGCGTATGCACGCAAGGCTTTTATGTAGTCCTCTACTGCATCGACCTTAGAGAGCATGATTGCAATTTCCTCATCAGTCATGTCGTGCAAGCGATCCTTGTCTTGTAGCGCGACTTCATTGAACTCTTTAACGTGCGCTGGACAGGTAGCCTTTGCAGGACACCATTGACATGCTTTGTCTGACGGTGTGGGAGTTGTTGTTTGCTTGACGATTGCTTGAATCGCTGGTGTGAGGTACTTAGCTGACCACTCATTGAGTTCCTTAAATGTCATCTTGTGGATGCGTGGTTCACCGTGATGCGGTTGAATGATTCTGAGTTCGATGTTTGTGAACTCTGTTTTGAGTTGTGCCATTGCACCGATTGCGTAAATTTTCATCTGATCTGAATCAGCATCAACGAAGCCGCGACCAGTCTTAAGGTCAGCAACGACAAGCGTGTCCTTGTCGTATGAGTAGGCGATAACGTCAGCAGTACCGCCAAGCTCGACTTCCCTGCCCTTGTAGGCTGTGACGTATTGCTCGACCTTGAGCGTGCCAAGAGCAAGCTCTAAGTCTCTTATGTGGTCAACATGCAGCGCAGCAAAGCGTGCGTTTTCCTCTGTGATCTTGATGCCTTCCACGACCTTGCCGATGTACTCGTCGGGGGATGTGCCTGTTAGGAAGCAGGTTTCCGCAACAGCGTGAATCGCTGTGCCGATCTGCGCTGCTTCACCTGCTGGCTCGTAGGGAATGCCTTTGCAGAGCTGGACTGATGCAGGACAATTAATCCAGCGTGATGCTGCTGATGGTCTGAGCTTAATCATTTGTGGTTTCTTTCTTTGTGGTTAAAGGCAATCAGAGCAGAATGTCGCAAGTATGTATCTTTCAAATTCTTCACTTGACGCTTGCTCTCTCAACTCTGTGAAGCGACTATCTGCATCAAGATACAGCAACTGGTAGTACATCGCGTTGGTGAAGTTATCGCATTCGATTGCGTAGTAGCGAAACAATGCGTGGCGATACATCTCGATGCGTAGATCAAACAACGCGCTTATTTTGTGTTCCATGATGCTCTATCCTGTTCAAGCTCTGCTGAAAATAGGTTGTAGATTCGTGATCTGATCTCTGCGTTAACACCCCATCCTAGAGAGTCAGGGTTAAGCAATTCACGCATCAATGCGTTGCGTTGACTCAATGAGTTTCTTGTGCGTTCGAGTTCCTGTGTAAGCCAGACGATGTGCTGTCTCAGCACCTCTCGTTCTTCTTCCTTTATGTCCAAGTCCTTCTCCTTTTGTTGTGATTCATTCATGCACTTCAAAGCGTATTCGCGCATTTGCTTGGCTGAATACTTTGCTTCAAAGACTGAGCATTTTCTAGGTAAGCGTGCGAGTGTCAATTCAGTTTCGCTCCATACATTGCAATCATCACGGCATCCGATCTGCCAGAATCCTTGACACGAGCAAACAAATGTTGGTCATCGGGGTGCAGCTCCATGCAGCGATGACGTATTGCGTCCTTGCCTTTTCCGCAGACAGTTGCCTTCATCCATGTTTGTGGTGTGATGTATGTGACTGGAACCGACAGAGCTGAGAGCGCACCCTCGATGATTCCTGCTGCACGACCAAAGGCAAACATCGAGCTGACGCCTTGGTTTGGCATTGCACCGACCTTTTCAACGAATGCGTGCGTAGGTGCAAGCTCCTTGATTACGGCTGCAACGCCTTGCGCTGAGACTTGACGCTTTGCCTTGCCACCGCGAACGACCTCCACGACAGGCATGTCTACAACTTGGTCCAGCTTCCCGTCAACGTACAGAGCAAATGCACCGAGCGCACCGACATCGACCCCCATGATTCTGACTGGCGCGATCATGGCTGACCGATCTTGTCAATGGACTCTAGGCGTGCCGCTATGAGGCGATCTACGGCATCACGAAGGCGTTGCATTGAGCTGACAAGGGGAACGGTAGTCCCGCGCTTCCAACGGCTGAATGCGGCTTGATCTATGCCCGCCTCGCGGCAGACCTCAGCCATATTGAAGCCAGCTAGACGCGCTCGCTCTTGAATCTCTTGAATGTAGTTTGGATTTGTCATGCGTAGAATGTTAAGCCATAATTGACTTGAACGGCAAGACAAAAAAAAAGGGGCAGAGTCCTGTCACCCTGCCCCTGTGAAGGCAACTGCTAGCAGGAGAAACCAGCAGTCAGGGGGAGAAACCGACCCCCGACAACAATTTTATGTGTTTGTTGTGAAAATAATACACTTCATGTGTTGACATGGTTATCAAGCGATGTATGATTCACTCATCAACAACCCAAGCTAAGGAGCAACCTTAAATGAAACCAATCAAACTTCCCAACCTGAACGACACAACTCGTGTCTATCCACGCACCGAGGCAGACGCCTTTCGTCAGAACTATTACGACATCGAGCGCCAGCGCAATTGGGAGTGGCTGGAAGGTCACGCTGATAGCGTTGCCAACCAAGTCGAATTCTGGACATACATCGCGCTTGCCTTTGCTGCTGGCTTCTTGACTCATTTGCTGTGGGGTGCGTGATGACCTACCCAAAGCAACAAGCAGAAGCGCAGATGATCTTTCGCAAGACTGGTGGCTTCGTTCAAGGCAACATGACATTGCGAGATCACTTTGCAGGTTTGGCGATGATGGGTCTTATTTCTCAAAGCGCAGGTACTGCATTAGGCAGTAGGGTCGAAATTGCAGCTGAGTACGCTTATGCCGCAGCAGACGCCATGCTTGAGGAGCGCATCAAATGAGCGAGCAAATGCAACAGAAACTAGACGAGATCGTGCAGGACTTTGTGCGTAGAGCTGCTGGCAAGGTTGGCGTCATGCGCCCTGACGATATAGGCAGACTGGTCAGAGAGGCAGCGCAGAAAGGCTGCATGGTCGGCTGGTACGAAGGCGTTAAGGCAGAGCGTAAGTTCATGCAGCTTAAAGAAAGAGCAGGTGGGAAATGAAACCGCATAAACACGCTGAACTAATCAAACAATGGGCTGATGGCGCTGTAATTGAAGCCTGTGTTGGACCTGATGAATGGGAGGTTGAAGAATGCCCAGACTGGCATCCACTTGTTGCCTATCGCATCAAGCCTGAACCAGAGCCTGATTTAGTCTATTACGGCTGCTTTGACAAGCCTTTTGGCTTTCGCGTTAACTCTGAATTCAACCAGCAGCACAACAAAGGCGACCAGATCAAGATAACCTTTGATGGAACCACAAAGAAGATTAAGTCAGCAGAGGTGCTCAAATGACAACACGCCTACAAATAATGAGCCTCATCAATGGATTGGAAGAGTACGAGGCTGAAGGACCAATGCTTGTCGCCAGAGTCATGCGCTCAATGCTCAAGGACTTGGACGCCTATGAGCAGGAAGTTGAATCTCTCAGGGAGCGCGTCAAGCAGCTCGAATTGGAAGTCTTAGGTCTGACGCAATGAGCCGTAAAAAATCAAAGTACAAACCAAAAGGCGTCCGACTCGATGCTGTGCAATGGGTCATCAATGGCTTTAAGAATATCAGCGAGACTGGGGATGCTGCCCTGCACCTGAAGATCAAGAATCACTCAAGCCTTGAGGCGTTGCGTACTGGCAAGGCTGACAAGGATGACATTGACAACATCATCGCGGCATTGAATGTGACAGAAGCCTTGTCGCGCATCAACATTGGCGATGACTACGCGAAGGAAATAAGAGCAGGTCAGGATGCCTTGTTCGAGATTGCCAAGCGTGGCATTAACCGAGACAACCGATTCATTGCGAAGGGTCCAGAGCTGGTGTCAATCAATACGGCTTACGAGGTGCATGACGCGCAGCTAGAGGTCTGCACCATTGCACAGCTTGAGAAGGCTTTGGACATTGTTAACGCAGAGATCAAGGCACGCAAGGCGCGTGTCATCAAATAGGGGAACCATCATGGACCATAACTTCTGGCTCATTGTGCTGATTCTGTTCATAGGTGCAGCAATCGGTGTTGGT